AGCCTAGAGTATCCCTGAGTCCTTCCCAGTCATACTCTTGAGGCTCTGCTGACTTTTGACATGAGCAGCTTATCAAAATGAATAATCCGATAAAGTAAAGTAGTTTCCTCATAAAATCTTATTTTTTACAAAGATAATAAATAAAAATCACAAATCAAATATCCTGACTTGCCCAGATATCACCAACAGTCAATTCCTGTGATCCCCTTGCATTAGTCTGTTCCTCCATTTCCTTTGCTACTGCCTTCTCAGCTTCAGTCAGGTCCTTTACCAGTTTAGGAATCATCCCAACTACAGTTGCAACGGTCTTTACAGCATTGACTGCATCCTTCTCCTCAAGAGATTCAAAATCAATACTCTTCAAAGCTTGCCGCATTTTCTCTATGATAAGTCTGGTATCTTCCAGTAATTCACTTGAAGAGGTCTTGACAAGCTTCTTATATGCCTCTACTGCAGCCTTAAACTCCGTATTATTCTTTATCTCAGTAATACCTTCCTGAGCCATTACTTCCTTCATTCTTTCCTTCTCGTCTACTATGTAGGCATAGTTTGATGATGGTGAATACACGTAGAACAATACAGACATTTGTTTGTAAAATTGTTCCTTACCAGCACTTCTATCCATGTTCCAGAGCCTTCTGATAGGTCTTACCAGCAAGGCTTCATCTGCAACCTTGAGCTCATAGTTTTCTACTTTGATCAGCTTCATTCTCTTCCAATTTTAATATCCTGTAAAAGTATGTTGTTTATGTCTGTAAGACAACTACTTAAAGAAAAGCCTGAGATAAATTAAATCCCAGGCTAATCTCAGCAATTCAAAAACCTCTACTCTATAATCAGTTAAACAATGATTTCAATTTTTCTATCCAGCTTTTCTTAGGATTTTTCATAAAGATATCCTCTACATCCTCTTCGCCGAGCTCTTCAGGAAATGACCATTGGGAATTACCAATATTGTCAGTCATTAAATGTAACTGATCATTATAATAATTCTGAAACATCTTGAATAGATAGTCACTTTGCCTACTATCTGCTTTGGTATAATTACAAACACTTATATATAGTTCATACAAGTGGTCTCTTATCAATGTCATTGACTCCAATGAAAGTGGTTGATATTCATCAAACTTTTTAGGAATATCCCGTAACAATGCTTTCATGGCTTAATTTACAATTAATGTTTTCTTTGCAGGCTTGATAATAACCTCATTCTTTTCTTCACCCTCAAAGACATACAGGATATCCCTATCATTGAGTAACAGACATTCCTGAGGTTCTCCGTTCTCATCATCAATAGTCACCCAGTTGAATCTATAGCTCAACTTTGGGTTATTATCCAAGTCATTCTGCAGGGAGTTCTTGTCATACTTGCGTACAACATAGTTATCAGCATTAATCATGACCATGTCTCCAACCTTGATATCCCTTACAGAAGAACCTACTGCAATGACTTTTTGCCAGAGTTTCATGTCTCCATTCTTTGCTATAATCAGGCCACCTTCAATCATGTCTTCAGTAAACTTGTCACCTGTTGTGATTATGTTTGTGAACAAGGGCTTAATCTTCTTTATGTGCAGCATTTCCTAATTCCTTTCTTATTTTTATCATTTTCTTCATTCTTTTGTATCTATCCAGTGTCACGTTCAGCTTACCGATGGATGCTATATTGACATTAGGCTGAAGCTTTAAGAACTCCTCATCACTTAGGTCCTCCTTTAATGGGAGAGAGGTTATATGTTCCCTAATAGCTCTCCAATAAGCCCTGTATGTCCTATCTACCAGATTCTTCGGTAAGTTGTTTTCTTCAGACACCTTCTTTATTATCTCATCGTAAGTCATTGCTTACTACCTCCAGCATCTTTAAAGAGTACAAGCAGTTGAAAGAATCCATTGTCATCCTGACGAATGTTAGGTATTAATCTTGGATTGATGATATTACCTGTAATCACCTTGTTCTTGCGAAGATTACTCATTACGACATAAAAATGTTGCAGGGTAATCTTGCATTCTTCCATCACCTTTTTCCTTGTGTTCTCACTCATGACCATCTCATCAAGTATGGCAGGATCAGTAATGTGCTTCGATAACTCATATCTCTGCTTGAGAAAACTGGACATGACATCAATTTCCCTGTCTGTCAGTTTGACGAAAGGACGCAGAAACACACACCACCACTTGAAGAATCCAGTATCAAGTGTAGTGGGTACTGTTACTATGTTATTGGGCTTAAGGTTCCTCCTTTCCACCCTTGGTTTTATCTCAGCATCCATATTTATTTCTCCTGTGTGTTTTCTTCTGAGGGTCCTATAATAGCATCCTTTATTTCTGCCACACAGGAACTGATAAATTCAGGGTCCTTGATAACACTTTCATTCTGAAGTACCATAAACAGGTAGTCCAGTCTTCTGAACATATTTGTCATGTTAACCTGCTGTAACTGCTTTACAAGATTTTGGTTTTGCTGATAAAGCTGAGCACATGCATCATTGAGTTGTTCATAAGAAAGTTTCTGTACATTTTCTTTCTTACCTTCCTTGATATCCATCTTAACTTTTTTCTCTTCCATCTTATTTCTCCTTTAAATTCTTTACTAATAATTCCCTTAATTCATCTAGCCTTCCATCCTTGATTACCTTATCAAAGAACAGGATAATGGAATCTAACTTGCCAAGTCCTCCTGGAAATGTAGGATAGAAAGCCATTATAAGACTCCTCCATGAAGGCTGGTCATAGAAGTATTCCTTCAGTTCTTCGATGGAGAGGTTAAATATCATTGATTTCTTGGGATCTACGTTCTTCTTTACAAACTTCCTACCATACCTGCTTTCATAGAGTTTCTCCCAATTATCAATTGTAGTTGTCGCAGTATCAGAGCAGCCGCAATCTTCACAGCAATCAGCATCAATGGCTGGCTCATATACTATTCTCAGAGAGTAGCATTTCGTACAGAATACCACAGGTTCTAAGTCATATTCCTTTAGTTTCTTTTCATTAGACATAGCACACTCTCCTTACATTACTTATTTATAGTATAACAAAAAGAATGTCTCGTCTTCCTTGAAGACCTTGACAATGTCTTCCCTTAAGATTGGTTCTTCCCTTTCATTGGAGTTAACCGTATTTACCTGAGAGATAAGTTCTCTTAGGGAATGTGCCTGTAAGACTGCCAATTGTTTCTTTACCTCTTTACCCTGTGCCATACCTATTTCTTCTTACCTGATTGTTTTACTCCTGCTACTCTCTGCATGGCATTGGCTCTCTGGGTTAAGTCTTTTGCCTGTTTCTGTGCTACCTTGATTGCCCTGTTCATCCTGGCTTTGTCTCCCATAATCTCCTGATAGGTGGCCATGATGTGGGCATCACTTTCTGCTTGCCATTGTTTTTCTTTTTTTAGATCCATGATTTATCCTTTCTTTGATTGTGAAGTACTTAAAGTAATTATTTAATGAAAATCCATTACACACTATAAAACAGTAAGTTATGAACCTACATTTAAGTACTACAAAGATAAGGATTCTATTTAAATTTCCAAAAGCACTTATTAAAGTCCTTAGGAATTTAACATACTTTAAGGAAAGTGGATGTTGACTGGAATTTATAGGGTGATTATATTTGTAAAGCCATAATAAAATGAGTGATTGTATTACTAATGTATTACCTCTTGGAGTGTATACCTTCTGATAAAAAACATAAATCATTGATATTTAGTAGGTTATACTTTGAAAAAGGCCCAGGGTTCGAATCCCTGTCTCTCCGCAACAACCTGATAGACAGTATTTTTGTGTCTCCAAAAGGTATTACCTGACGTAAATGTATTACCAATGTATTACCTTTAATAATAGAATGTATTACCTTTTGGAATATGAAAATATCCTTTCCACAGATAGCTCTGGTCTATGATCGTAAGTCAGTTTCCTCACCAAAGAAGGAAGGTATAATTGAGGTACGTATTACCCATAACAGAAAGCAAAGGTACATCAGCACAGGAATCAAGGTTCTTTCTAATCAGTGGAGGAAAAATGCTGTTGTAAATAGAACAGATTCAACACAACTAAATCAATATATTAATAGCCTGCTTACAAATATTCAGCAGATTATCTGTGAAATGTCTCATGCAGGTTGCATAGATATATCACTTATCTCAGGAAGACTTCAGAAAAAAGAGGAAATTTCTTTTTTTGAGTTCTGCCTTCAGAGAGCAGAGATAAGAAAGTACGGGAAGAAGAAAGATTCTCAGGAAAGATATGATAGATTCATAAGACTATTTGCTAAGTGGGGAAGAATCAAGACCTTTGAGGATATTACAGAAAGCAATATTATTAAGTATGACAGATACCTCGACTCACAGAGATTGAAACCATACAGTAAATGGAATAACTATCACAGGTTTCTGAATTCCTTTATCATTGATGCTATTAAAGAAGGTTATCTAACCAGAAATCCATACAATTGGCTAAATATTGATAGGACACAGGATACAAGCTTAAAAAAGTATCTTACTCCTGAGGAGTTTCACAGAATTAAGGTAGTAGAACTTCCTACCATATCTCTTGAGAGGGTGAGAGACTTGTTTGTATTCCAGACATATACATGCCTTAGCTATACAGACCTCAGGGACTTTGATGCATCTGAGATAACAGAGGTAAAAGGGATGAAGGTATATATGGGAAACAGACAGAAGACAAGAAAGAACTTTACCATTCCTTTATTGAAAGAACCTCTTGAGATACTTGAAAAGTATAATGGAAAACTACCTGTTATCAGCAACGTAAAATACAATGAATATCTCAAGCTTGTGGCACAGGCAGCTGACATAGACAAGCCACTCAGCACCCACTGGGCAAGGCATACAGGAGCAACCTTACTTCTGAATGAGGGAATAGATATGAGAATAGTATCAAAGATATGTGGACATTCCTCTACTAAGATAACAGAACAGGTGTATGCCAAGCTCTTGGATGAGACTGTGGTAGATGCCATATCACGTATTGACAAATTATAAAACCCCAGGCCTTCACAGGAGTGGGGAGAATAAATGCTAAATTTATGAAAAAAAAATTATCTATCGCACAATCTCTACATAATTACTTTGCTCACTCTTCACATAAGGATTCTTCTCCAATACATCAATCTTAAGTATAAGATGTTTCTTCTGGAACCATCTGAACAAAAAGAACTTCTTTGGTGGGTTGACAGTTTCTTTCTTTGTAGATACCACTACATACTTTTCACTCTTGAACTCAGGAGAAATAACTACTTTTGATGGATACCGTAAACCAATATAAGCCTTGTACCACTCATCACCCAGTACAGTATCAATGCTAAGTGACGGATCTTTAAATACGGTATCCTTCAGAAGGATGGTATCAACTCTTGAAAAGCTTGAAGAAATCTGCTGTAAGGCCTGCAGCCTTTTATCCTTGATACCTAACTCCTTTCTTACCTCATTTAACTTTACCATCACAGAGTCGTTTGCATGCTTGAGCTGGTCTATGGTTAGCTTGAATGCAACATTGCTGTTCATCACACTTGAGAGCCTCTCATCATATGATTTGAGGTTAAGTGTTGCTATCTCCAATTTATTCTGGGTTTTCCTTACCTGGTCCATTGCAACCACCAGACATACAAGCAATATAACTATTGCACATAATAAAGATTTCTTCATAACATTCTGTTTTCTGCAAAAGTAAATCTAGTCAGTAAATCCGTCAATAATCTAACAATTCTCCTTAGGTTTCTTTAAATATCCTAAGGGCTTTATTTAGCTTATTGAGCTATTACATAGTATAAACTAACTTTGTGTCAAGAACATACATAAGTATGACTGTATTTGTGATATTAATATGGCTGATTGGGGCTGTGGTGGCATGGTTCCAAATTAAAAGGTGGAATAACCTGAAAGTTATGCTGCCTAAGGACTATCTGCACCTTACACTACTTAGTCTTCTGTCCTGGCTAGTGTATCCCATTAACAGCCTTGATAAGTATATTAACCGAATAAACACCAAGTAATATGGCATCTGAGATTCTAGTAACCCTGACAGGACTTTTTTGTACGCTTGCTTCAAGCATTGTAACCTTTATCCTAACTAAACGTAAATACAATACTGAGGTTGATTCTCAGCAGATTAAAAATATGAGCGATTCCTTTGAAATATATAAGAAGATAATGGAAGAGACTGTAGAAACCCAGAATAGGAAAATTGACATGCTGCAGAAGGAAAATGACAACCTCCGTCAACAGATATATCAGCTTCAGATGCAGATTGTAAATTTCATGGGCAACAGGCTCAACAGTTCTACCCCAGGATTTGATTTAAATAAGTAGCCTATGGATCTGAAGTTACTTGTAGACAGACGCTGGAAAAAGAACGACTACACCATTGGAAAGTTCTATATAAATGATACTTGTTTCTCAGAGTCTCTTGAGGACAAAGACAGAAATCTTTCGGATGATATGTCTGAATGGATGATTAAGCTCAAGAAGATCTATGGCGAAACAGCCATTCCTACTGGGACATATGAGGTAAAACTTACATATTCCCCTAAGTTTGCAGGCAGGGTGTGGGGAAAGAAATATAACGGTCAGGTGCCAGAAATTATGAATGTAAAGGGATTCTCAGGAGTGAGGATTCATCCTTTCAACCGTGCAGAGGAAAGTCTTGGATGTATATCTGTAGGAAGAAACCTA